CGTCGTGCTTAACAGCCGAAGCAACATCCATCAGTACATTACCCCTTCTATGATTCATAATTCTTTCATAGATTGGATCGGGATAAGCATCTGGAGCACTTGGATTGGCAACAATGTCTACAGTAATAATCTCAAAATCTTTGACTTTACCGCTTTCATTTACATTGCCACTGCCTCTGCTTGACACGCCTAGTTTAACACCACTCTCCAGTAGGGTTTTACAAATGTTTCCCATTGGAGTTGGTAATATTTTAAGTTTGCCGATACCATTGGCACCATCAATATCCATTTCAGTGATCATGTGACTTACACGATCCAAATTGATATTAAGGTCGTCTGGGTGATCAGCTTCACCTAATACTGAAAATCCTTTTTTGATTTTTTCATTTAGCGTTTTAACTGCATTATGAATTTCATCTTTAGGATAAACTCTACCATTTTGGTTTTGTACATCGCCTTCAATAAAGATACCTTTCATATACAGGCTTTTGCCACCGCTAGCTTCTTCGATAGCTTCGGTGACAATGTTTGCCTGACTATATGTTAAGTGCTCTTGTAATGACTTGTACATAACTTATTTCATTTCTCTTTTTGGTGCCGGTGCTGGCTTTGGGTCGCCTGCTTCTTGTGGACCTGTTACACCCATGTCTTTAGCTGCAGGTGCTGCTGCACTTGATTCTTCAGCTGTATCTGTTGGATGTGGTTTGCCCATGTCGTTGCCTGCATTGTTTACCGGTGAACCTTTGCTGTCGCTACCATCTGTGTGGCTTACGCTAACTGCTTTTAGTTCTGCACCTTCTTCAAGACCTTCGACTTCTTCGTCTAGCTCTTCTTCGTCATCTTTTGACTCTAAAGCAACTTCTTCCATTTCTGGTTCTTCAGCTGGCTCTTCGTCCATAAGATCTGCAAATGCAGCACGTAGTTCTGCAATTGCATCTTCAACATTTGCCATTGCTTCTTCAGCGTCTGCTTCTTCAGCTTCTTCGCCTTCGTCGTCCATTGACATTTCTAGATCATGCTCGGCTTCTTCTTCACCGTCATGCTCGTCTTCACCAAAAACTTCTTCGGCTTCGATTTCGTCTTCTGCTGACTCAATGTCATCTAGAAAATCTTCTTCTGCATCATAGTTGTCGATTGCCTCTTCAACTTCAACGTCATATGTTTCGTCAAGGTCTTCTTCTTGAATATCTTCTTCAACACTCTCATCGCTTTCGCTAAGTGCTGCCCAATGATTTTTTGCTTTCTCAACGAAAACATCGTGTAGAAGATCAGCTGCCTTCTCACGCTCTTCATTTACAAGATACTCAAGGACTTTAACTAGTGAATCTTTGTGATTACTCATCCTTTATCTCCTTAAAATTCAGGCTTACCGTTATTGGTTTACAAGTATTATTTATTACCAATACGTTTTACCATAGAAAAAAGGCGTAAAAACTGTACTTTTTGACTAAAAAGTCAAGATAAGTAGTTTTTACACCCTTAAAAATGTTTATTATTGTGCTGATCGACGATAAATTTGCTGTACTTTTTCAGTACGGCTAGCATGTTCTACTTTTTGAACTTCACGTTGTTTACGCAATCTATTAAGATGTTTTAGTGTTAATCTACTACGTCTAACATCATCAATTTTACGATTTTCATACTCGTCATCTTGTGCATCATAATACTCTACTAAAAATTCGTTACTACGCATTAGGCGGTCCTCCTGCTGGTGCTGTTGGTGCGGTTGCATTTTCTGCTCCGCTAATTGGCGATTCACCGCCTTCAGTATCACCTGCTTCTAAATCATCTCCAGCTGGTAAATCATTACCAGCATCTATGTCAAAACTACGTACACCAACACCGCCAAGACCAGGTTCACTGTCAGATTCTGGTGCTGTTCCTGATTTGTTTTCTTCTAGCCACATACGTTCGTTTTCTAGAATTTCATCTTCACTTAATCCAAGATACTTTTTAAGCATAAAGCGTCTGCTCAAGTAGTCCACACCTTCTAGTCCACTGAATACATTAGCACGAGCAGCATGTACTTCAATTTCTTTATACTCACTAAAGCTCTGTGGCTCAACAAACTTAAGATTAAAGATACTACTATCAATACTAATACCTTTGTTTTTCATAAACAGTTTGAACTCTTTATCAAAAACTGGTGCAATTATACTTTGCAGTCTCTGACAATATTGATTAAATCGATACTCTTGAATAAATGCTGTGCCTACTCTACCATCTACATAAGTCGCTGTACCATCGTCTGGTCCAGTTGGTAAGTAGCTGCTAGGAACACGAAGTGCTCTCAACATTTTATTTGTAAAGTAACGCAAGTCATCAATCTGTCCTAGGTTTTCACCACCTGGCAATACTTCAACTTTACTGCCACGCCCTTCTGCAGTTTGTGCAAAAAAGTAGTCTTCCATAATCGACAGCGGATTATATGCGGCATCCATAATGCTGTTACCACCACCAGTTTTACTTGGAATACGTTTTTGGTGTATTTCGTTTTTAACACGTTCAACAAATCCCATGGCTTTGTTTGCTGGCATGTTGCCTACATCTACATAAAACACACGGCGCTCTGGTGCACGTTGCACACGATAGATAATGATACTATCTTCTAACAGTTCTTTTTGTTTGTAAGTTTTAAAAATTGGATCAAGAATACTTGCACCAAATGGGAAATTGCTGTCCATGCCTTCTGTAAGTGCGGCATGCACAACATGTTCTGCATCAACGTTGTATTCTTGTATGTTACCCATTGTACTATGCTGACCACTACCAGTTCCATATCCGTTTTGTCCTGTTGACTGGCCACGCATCATACTGTTAACACTACTATAAGTTTCACTATGTCTAATAGGTTCGCTTACAGTTTTGTTTTGCATGTTTAAATCTAAATTTTTAAACACATACTGTTCTGGTTCTTTGCCCGCTGCTTCATTAATAATAACTTTAGTAACATCTACTGGGTTTGCATAATATAATTCCCAGGTTTCTGGATCACGAATAAAAAATTGGTCACCATACTTAATACTGTTACGAAACGTTTTAAAAATGCGTTTATCCCAATCTTGTAAGTTACACCATTGACGAAGTGTTTGCTCTAAAATTTTTGCTTCACTCTCAGTAACATCACCTGAGTAGTTTAAATTAAAAGGAAGATCAGTTGTTTCATCTAATTGTGTACTGAATTCGCTGATAATGTCAAGGGCAGCATTGATTTCACTGTCCATGTCCATTTGGTCATACTGTGCGTATCTTTCAACACGATTAGGTTGACCGCTGTATACTTCAGGTAGCCAACTTTGGAAACGGCTAGCACTGCTAGGTTTCATTTCAGATGTTTGTCCTTGATATACAGTAAAGTGTTTTTTCCAACTCATTGTTTTCTCTTTTTCTATTAAGTGTATTTATCTTGATTTGTTAGTTAGTTATTTCCATTACTATTAAATGGTACAGACGAACTAGAGATATGCACATTAAGTGCATCGCCTGTAAAACTAAATGCGTCTCTCAATGATTGTGCATCAACTGTTGCCATTGCACCAGCACCTAAACCTGCTCCCGCTAAGAAAGGCATCAATCTTGAGAAATTTTCATTTCCCATAAAGCTACTACTGTTAGGATTCATTTGATCTCTAATATTTTGTCTTGCAGCGTCACGGCTTGCTCCGCCAGGGCCGCCACCAGGACCCATTCTAGCTCTATCAAATAATCCTGAACCACCTTGGAATAAAAGCATTGCAGCAGGTCCTAATGCATTAATAATATGATCCATGGTATCATTATTACCTATACCAGCTATTCCCGCAACGAACTGTGCACCAGATAGTAATGTAGTACCTTGTATCATAGCATTTATAAAACTAGTAAATGCACCGTCTGGTTTAGTAGCATCCATCATTGCTTCCATTAGTTTACCAAGTCCACTGTTGGTAACATCGTCAACATTAAATGCATCTAAGAAGCCATCAACAATACCAGCTCTTACTTGTTCTCCAATAACCGCACTATCAAGTGCAATTCTAGATGCCGACAAATCACCATTTTCCAGTGCTGTTGCAAAATTATTTAAACCTTTTTGTAGCCTGTCCATTGCCTCCTGGACAGTGTCAGTACCATCTGAAAACGATTCAACACTTGCTTGTACTGCTAACAATGCACTTGGTACACCAGCTTGTGCTTGTGCTAGATCACTTGCACTAAATTCAATATTTTTAATTTGTCCGGCCAGTGCCATGCCAGCAGCTTCAATTTCTTGTGGATCTATACCAGCATTAATACCAGCTGCGCCAGCCTGCAGTGCATCTCTAATATCAACTCCACGTGCTGCCAATCCTGCTGCTAACTGTGTAAATTCCTCGTTAGCATAATCCATTGGCAATCCAGTAATTAAGTTAGTTAATGCCTTTGATAGTATTGGAGAAACAGTAGGCCCAAGTTGATTAAAAGTTTCGACTAGTTTATTTTGTGCAGCTACTTGATCTTCAGTCATTGATCTAGCTTTGGCTGCTACAACTGCTTGGCGTCTAAATTCGTTACGTGCAGCAATTCTATCTTGTATGTCTTCACCTGTTATACTTGCTGCAACTTCGTTTAACTTTAGGTTTTCTTTTAAACTTTCAATTACATCTTGACGAGCAGTTTTCTCATTTAAACGTTCCGCACTTTCTAAACGTCTTAATTCAAGCTCGTCTACCAAGAAGGCTGCCATTTCATTTGCACCCATTCCAAAGTATCCGGCTTGTCTAGTTGCATCTTGCATTTCTCTTGAAAACTCAATAAAATTGTTTGTGCCTTCAACCATGTTATCGCCTAGCATTCTAACAGCAGGGCCATTTTCAGTAACAATTTTTGCAAGCGTTTCCATTCCTATGCCGACTGTTGCTGCTTGGTTACGTAGTTCAATAAAGTCCATTCCCAAGCCAGCACCAGTTCTTCTTAGTGCATTTAAACTGCTTCCAAATTCTTCAAGTATACCAACTAGTGTGCCAATTTGTGCACCCATGACGCCTAGTCCAAGCGTACCAAGTATACCTCCACGTCCTATTAAATCACTAAACTTTTCTTTACCACTCAAACTCATTGCTTGTGTTAGTGGCTTTTGTAAGCCCCTTGCCAAGTCTTCAAATGACATTTGATTTTTTCGTTGTTCTTCTTTAGACGTTTTTTCTAGTGTGTCTGTTATCTTTTTAGTTTGTGATTGATCGTTTTGTATCTGTGCACCAATTTTACCAGCAATTGCTTGCAGAGCATCAGTTTGTCGTTGTGCTTGTGATAGCACATCTTGCTGTGTTGCTTCCATAGCAAAATCAGGGACTTCCACCCCTACAGCTTGACCTCCAGGTCCAAAAGGTATGTTTACTACTGCCATTAACTGCTCACTTTATAAAGATAAATAAACGTATATAAAGTATTTATAGGTGAAAAATGCCCAGTGCACTAACTGACTATTATAGAACAAAAGAGATATTTGTCAAGTTACCTACACAAGGAAAATGGTACAAACAACAGCTAAGATTAACTGATGATGGCGAAATTGGTGTTATGCCTCTTAGCTTCAAAGATGAAATGTTGTTGCAAGTGCCTGACAGTATCTACAATGGCGAAAGTTTATTTGAAATACTAAAAAGTATTTTACCTGATATGGATGATCCATATGAGATATGCATGCCTGATGTGGATGTAGTTCTACTTGCAAGTAGAATTAGCAGTAACAACGGTAATGTACAAGTTGATGCTACATGTCCAGAATGTGTAAAAGCATCCAGTTATGATTTGAATATATTAGATATATTGAGCCAAGTCAAAACAATCGAAACAGTTGAAACTGAACTACCAAACGGATTAAGAGTTATTTTTAAGCCTAACACACTAAAGTCAGTTACTAGTAATCAAATTAAAATAACCGAAAATGCAAGAATGATGCGAAAACTATCTGACACAGACGATCCTAAAATGTTGCATGATATGTTTAGAGAGAGTTTAGAAAAGTCTACAGCCGCAAACATGGTAATACTTGCAGATACTATTGAAAGTATCACAACACCTAACGACGAAGTTATAACAGATGTATCGGAAATTATAGAATGGCTGTCAAATAGTAATAGTACAGTTATACGTCAACTACAAAAAGCAAACAAATCTATAAACAAAAACGGTATAAACAACGAGTTTAAATTTGTTTGTAGTGATGAAGAATGTGGACACGAATTCAAAACCGCTGTAGAGTTAAACCCAACTTTTTTTTTCATCGACAACTCGTAGTATCACCTGATCCCGAAAAAATTATCAATGACATGAATACAACATTAAAGTTGTTGAGAAAACAAATATATGATATTGTCATATATAGCGAAGGTGCTTTTACTATGAAAGAATTATATCAACTTCCTGTGTATCAAATAGACGAAATTTTAGATTCGTTTAAGGAAAGAAATCAAAAGCAACAAGAAGCAATAGATCAATCAAAAGGTAAAAGATCTTTTTAACTATTATCTGATGAACTACGTTCATCATCAACCTTCACTGTCGTTCGGTTGAATTTTATTTCTTCGAAATAATCTAGTTTCATGTAGATTGTTTCAGTCAGACGGAACCTGAAATCGGTTCCGCCGTCTTCGCTTCATGTGAGGAGTCACAGCCGAGACATAGTGGAAGTAGGTGTTTTAATTACACAAGTTCAATGGGCTTTGACCTTTCCCAACCTACGTCAACATCGCTTTCGCTACCTCCCGCCTCGTTCCTAGTGCTAAGGAGTTTTTATGAACTTATTGTATGTGTATCCCTCAGCAAGATCCGCTGGCCACGAGCATTACCTCGGCTAACTCAATGCTTTTACAAGGAGGGTATATTATTTTTTGAGAGATTCTGTAAGTGCCTTGGATCCGCCTACACGGACGTTTATAATGCCATTATAATATTCTTCAGTAAGTAATACTTCTCTGTCGAATTGTTCTTTAGCCTCTAGATAAGACAGTTGTCCTCTAGTTGTACAAAAATATAAGATTTCTCTAGTAAAGTTTTCTTCGCCTAGTTCATTTACGTCTGCTTGTAGTTTATCTGACGATCCCCAATAGTCACGCCAGTCACTTTCTACAGTACTTCGCCTTTTACGTTTTTTGCCTTTGAGCGGTGGTTTGGTTCTCTTAAATTGTGCTAATTTTTTGCCAATATACTTTTTGCCGTTAGTCAGATTTGTAATGAGGTATACAAAGCCAATAATTCCTGAAGGAATTTCTTCTACAAGTTTTCCTTGGTATGTCCAATGCATACGTTGTATATATCATTTATCCTCATAAATCTACTGATTATGGTATTAAAAATTACTTTTTAGAATTTCATAAGTGTGTTGCCAATTTTCTACTTGATATACCGTGCCATTGTTCAAGTTAGTAACTGCACCCGCTAGTGCAAAATCATTGCCACCAGGATTGCATTTGTCGCCAAAAAAGTAAATGTCTTGCTCTTTATCTATGCCATTTAATACTTGTGACTTATCCTTGCCCTTTTCAAAAATATCAATACCAGTTTCTCCACCAATAACAGCATCTAACCTTGAAAACTTTTGGTTAATTTTTGCTGCTAGTATGTTTCTCGCATTGTGTTTTTCGTCCCAGGGTATAAAGATTTTTCTGTCTTCTACTGTTGCGTTTCTGCCAGGGATACTTACGTTTACTGTGCCTATTCTTTTTTCTATATGTCTGCCAGTTTTATGTGGATAATTAAGTTTTTCAAGTTCGTTAATAAAGTATTGTTCTTCTTGTTCGTTTATTTGCCAGTCTGATTTATATGTTTCTATGCCTTTAACAAAGTGATGATTGCCACTACATGCAAATATAGCTACAAACTTGTCACTTAAATCTTTGCCTAATTGTTCTTCTACTTTTGGATAATCACTACCAGTACAAATATAGCACGAGTTTTTGCCGGCAAATTCATGCATAAATTGTTTGAATTCTGTGTCGATATATTGACGAGCATCTGTCAATGTACCATCTAAATCAAAAAGGTAGTTCATCGTTGTCTTCTATAACTCCATTGTTATACAACTTAGCCCAGATGTCAATCGGAATTTTACCATTATTTCTTACATCTGTTCTTTTTTTACTTGTATTGATTTCAATATTTTTCCAATCAATACTATAATCTGTTGTGCCTGCGATACTACCAATGTCAACTGTATCAACTGTTAAGCTACCTATGTCAAATGTAGTGTCTGATGTGGTAGTTACATCAATTGTATATGTGTCTTCATTCATGTCATTTTGCATCTACTACCTCCGTATCAACGCTAAATGTTGTGAAGCCATTTTCCTTAATGACTTGTAGTATTGTATTAACACGGCCCTGTAATTCGTCTCTGTGACTAATTAGGAAAATGTTTTTATTACGTTCTCTTTCTATCTTCTTTAAGATACCTAATGCAGCGTCAACACCATTCGTGTCCATGCCACTGTCAACGAGTTCGTCGATAGCCAAAAAGTTTAATGGTGTGTTCATTGTTTCAAAAACATCTCTAAACGACCAACTTAAACCTAGTATTAGTCTGTTTCGTTCACCACGTGACAGGTTATCAAAGTCCAGCTCACGACCTAGTTCTGTAATTTCTACAGTTAAGTCTGGCTGGAAAGCAACTTCGTGTGGTAATCCTAGTTTAGTTAGATAATAAGCAAGTCTGCTATTCAAGTATTGTAAGTTTTGTTCAATAATACGTTTACGTATAAAACTATCTTTGTTGGTTAGTAGTTTGTACAAAAAGTCCTGGTGTTCTTTTAATTGTACAAGATCATTCATTGTTTCCCAACTTACTTCTTGTAATGCAGTTTCTTTAAGACTATCAATCTGCTCTTGATATGTGTCTGATTCGTTTTCTTTGTTTTTGTATTCTGTACGCAAACTATCAACTTGATTTTGATGCTGATATGCTTCTTGTTCTGTGTTATACAATGTAGCCGGTATTTGCCCCAGATCACCTAACTGTTCGAGTGCACTTTGGTATTCTGTTTTAAATGTAAAGTCGTTGTTAATTAAGTCTTGTGATTCTTCTACTGCTAAACGTTTTGCTTTAAGTATTTCGCCGTGTTTTTCATCGTGGATCTTTTGACCACACGCATAACATTCGTGTTGCTCAGTTGCTAGTAAATCTTGTTTAGCTTTGTCCAGACGTTTTTGTTCTCTAGTAATACTATTGGACAGTTTTGTAATTTCAGATTCAAGTGTGTTTACTTGTGTTTTCTTTTCGAGGTAATCAGCTAATAGTTTATGATTTGCTAGTTCTTGTTCAATATCAATTTTTTCTAATACGTTAATAGCGTTTTCTAATTCTTGCAGTGACTCTGCTTTTTTAGTTTTCCAAAGATTTTGTCTACGTTCAAGGTCACCGATACTTTTCGTAATTGTGGCATTTGAATCTTCAACTGCTTTAATACGATACTCTTCTTCTTTAATTGCATCTTTTGTCAGCCTTTGCTGTTCTTTAAGAGCTTCTGCTTTTTCACTAAGCATAGTAATGCCAAGTAGTTGTTCGATAATAGCTCGCTGGTCGTTAGCTCGCATACTAAGGAATGGCTCTGTATATGTATTTAATGCGACAACATGTTTAAACATATCATGCGACATACCAAATAGTTTGTCTACTTGTTCTTGAGTTTGGCGATTTTCGCCTTGCGCTTCATTACCATCATCAGTGTTAATATTGTCAACATAAAATTTAAATATATTTGGCTTACGTCCTCGCTCAATACGATACTGTATGCCATCTATTTCAAAATCAAGCGTAACCAACATTCCTTTACCGTTAGTTTTGTTGATTAAGTTGTCTTTACGTATATTAGTTAGCGCATTACCGTACATTGCATACGATAATGCATTGATTATTGTAGTTTTTCCTGTTCCGTTACGTGAACCGTCTCCACCCAAGTCCATGTTATTACCCAACACTAGGGTAAGACCGTTATCACTAAAGCGAACTGCCTGTGTAACGTTACCAACGCTCATAAAATTTTTGATTGTGATGTCTTTAATTGTAATCATAGGGAATTATATATATCTACTAGCAGTTTTTTATCTATCATTTCGCTGTCAACAGCATTAAGGCTATTATACACTATCTGGTCAACATTTTCAACCTCTAAATCGTCTACTTGTCGCCAATCCTGTGCATGTTCTTCCTTTTTACTTGGCATAAGTGTGATGTCACGTAAATTATACTGGTTAGCAAATGTTTCTTTAATAAAATTTGCTTCTTCATATGTAATGTTTACATCTAGTACTGCACGACAGTATGTTTTGTTGTTTAATATTCTATCTGCATCGTCAATAAGAGCACTGAGTGGGGTGGTTCTATATCTTGGACCGTCAAAGTCGATATATTCAGGCTCACCACCCCACGTCAGCTTCATCATACCACGATCATCGTCCCAAGCGTCAGCATAGTTGTGCGGAAAAGGAGACCCTAAGTAATGAATATTACCTTTTTGCTGTCGTTTGTGAAAATGTCCGCTAAACACGTATTCTGGCCCTAAAAGGTGCTCAGTGTTTAGCCCGCCGTGGTCCGGCATCTCTACCATTGCATTCATTTTAAAATAAGGAAGCTCAAAATGTCCAAACATATAACGAGCTTTTATTTTATTAATCTTTTTCCACTCATCACCAACTAACCAGGGTACAAGTGCAACGTCATCTTGTACGAGTGTGTCTTCAATTAATGTTACATTGTTGAATAACCCAGCATAAGGCAAACTGTTAAGGTCTCGCTTCTCTCGATAGTACAGATCGTGGTTTCCCATAATCATATACACATGTTCAAAGTTTTCGCTTAGTTTGCGAACGTTTTCTACGCTGTAGTTAAGGGTGCTTACATTAACACCAGCTCTGTGATGGTGCCAGTCACCTAAAAATATACAAGTTTCACAGTCTTCACTTTGTTGGATAAACCAATTAATAAAGTCTTGACAGTCATTATTATGCTGTCTACTATTATTTTTGTTGCCAAAGTGAATGTCTGTAAAACAGGCGGCTCGATTAAAAAATGTCATAAGTTCAGAATATAACTAACCTGTTGATAAGTCAACTAGAAATTAGACCCAGTTGCTTCTTTACGTTCTTTTTCCATTTGCTCATCCCACTTAGCTTTTTCAGCAGCTTCATGATCAAGTTGTCTACTAAAACTAGGATTAAATCCATTTTCTTGTAACAAGTCATCTCTAATGTTTTGGTTACGTTTTTCCAAGTTTAGTATTCTTGTAAAACTATTAGTTACAACGGCGGTGTAATATGCAAATGGGTTTTGGCTCTTTGCTTCGTTAAATTTTAAGCCAATTTGACTTAGTTGAAGCAGTGCATGACTGCGCATTTCATCTACATATGTATAACCTCTCCAGTTACTACGCATACTATAACGCTCACACAGTTTGATATACATTTTTGCAAGTTCATTTGTTGTTTTTCCATGCTGTGTATTAAATTTACCATTGTCTAGACCACCTTCCCAATGGCTACGAACTACTTCACGCATTTCACCACTGTGTGTTGCATAATGCTTGAATGGCGGAAAGTTAGTTTTTGCATGTAAGTCAGCTTCAGACTTTGGGTTAGTTTTTCTTTTAGGTTCTTCAGGAACGTGCTCAAAAGTCATAACACGATATATAAGTGTATTTGGATCAATATCGTCTGGGCTAACACGTGAGTCAGCCTGTTTAGGTTTATCTTTAGCTTTTCTTCCGTTTTCTTGCCATTCTCTGTATGAACGTTCGTAACCTTCACTGCTTAATTGGTGTGCTCTATTTTCTTTTGCTTGTTGAACAACTGCAGGATCAAAAATATCCTGGTAGTCTTCTACAATGATGTCAAATCTAGAATATTCATCATCTAGCAAGTAACAATATGTCATTTTGCTTTTGTGTATTTCTTTTAGCATATCTTTATTGTTTAGATAATTTTGTTTCCTCATTAAAAATTCCTTTAAATCTTTTATATTATAACATTGTCAAATAAAATGTCAACATTAAAATAGCACTTTACAAAACAATAAATAGTCATATAGGAGACTACTATGAGATACTCACAACTTATCGAAGCACCTGCAAATAATATCGCCGTGTTTTATGGCGGTAGGTTTCAACCTATGCACAGTGGACACAATAAAGTGTATATGAACCTTGTACGCAAGTTTGGTAGTGATAACGTATTTATCGCTACTATGGTTGGTAAGAATGCAACACCAGAAAAAGACCCTTTTACTTTTGATGAAAAGAAAATGTTAATGCAAAAAATGTTTGGTATACCAGGATCAAACATTATTAATACTATGCCTTATAGACCAGATGTTTCTGCTGCTGGCAGAGACCCAAATAACACAGCACTAATAGTTGTGTTTAGCGAAAAAGACGCTGGTAGACTCCAACCAGGAAACTATTTTAAAATGTATAGTGATGGTGAACAATTGTTGTCAAGTGACGAAGCAGGATACATTTATACTGTGCCTGTTGAAGATGACGGACGCAGTGCAACTACATTCCGTAATGCTATGCGTATGCCAGGATTAACTGAAAAGCAAAAGCAAGAAGCATTTGAAGATTTTTTTGGTAATTTTAATCCAGAAATATATGATTTTGTTAAGGACAAATTAAATGTCGGTAAGTGACAATAAACGAGCAAGGTTAACAGTACGTGGAAGTAGTGGCTTTTATTTTGGAGGCCCTGCAGTTGCGCTTACACCTACACAAGGAATAGTTTTTCCTAACCAGCCAGATATTGTTTACAACCAAAGTGTAAATTACACTCCGTACAACTTAACACACACAAACTATACAACGTATGCATATGCAAGTACTCCTAGTCCTACACTACAGATTACTGCACAGTTTAGTAACGTAACTGCAGAAGAACACAGATATACACAAGGTGTAATACACTTTTTACGCAGTGTAACTAAAATGTTTTATGGTTTAGGCGATGTACCACAAACACCAACAGCAGGTACTCCACCGCCTGTACTAAGTTTCAGCGCATTCGGAGAAACACAATTTAACCAAGTACCAGTTGTTGTTGGAAATGTTAGTATACCCTATCAAAGT